CCACAGCCTTAAGATTGTTATACAAATCTCTAACGCTCACTTTTCACCTCCATTAGCTGGCAGCTATCTTCAGTTTTCTGAAGGCCTCAGGCACGGTAACACCACCGTCAACCCGCTTCCAGAACAAGAACCCGATTTTGCCCTCAGTAGCCCATTTCTCAACCAGCCTCTGCACAGTCATGCCAACGCGATCAACAATTTTGTATCCGGCCTTGAAATTGCCGAAAATCACGGGGAAAGCATTGCTGGCGATACTGGGCATATCCGGGGACTCATAGACCGGATATCCGAGCAGTGTGGACGGCTCTCCGAGCTGAAGCGCTGGCTGCCAGAGGTACAATCCCGTCACCGTATCTTTGAGCGTCCTGATCGAACCGATAGTCGCTCTTTTCATTAAGAAAGCAGCACCCCGGGCATATGGAGAACTCAGGGAATAAATCAGGTTAATCAGACCATCTGCAGTGATCTTTGAGGCGTCACCAGAATTGACTGAAGAGATGTTGGCGCTCAGCAGGCCTTCGGGCTTATTGACACCATCCCCGACGACAAAAGCTTTGCCCTCTTTATAGGCATAGATTTCGGCGACCTTCCTCTGAATGTAACCCTCGATGTCGAAAGCAGCATCTTCAATCAGGGTGCGCTTTGGCGTCACCAGCGCCTGAAGCTCAAAGGGCGTAAACCTTTCTTCCGCAAACTTCAAGTCCTGAGCTGCCAGAGTCTCCCCGGGCCAGGCAGCAAAGGCATCCATATCTACCGCCGATTCTTTCGGGATCTCAACTCCAGCCCCGCCGATCGAAAACACTTCTGCCATTTCCCTTATTGGCGAAAATACCTTCAAGATCTCAATGATACGGGAATCAAACTCCACAGGGGTCACATAACCACCGGTAACATCTTCAGAAATCCGCATAACCTTCAGCTCGTCGGCTGAAAGATTTTTCTCGCCCTTCCTGATCCAGGAAACAAATGCCTTGCGCTCCGGAGAAGCTGCTCCCTTCTGTTCCTTCATCGCCGTTTCCACCGCAATCTGTTTCAGCCGGAGTTCAAGCTCATCGATTTTTTTCTTGATCTCCAGCTCAGCAGCCTGGCTCTTTTCCTGGAAAACCTTGAAGTCCGATTCTGAGATTCGACCCTTGAGAGCGTCCTCATACTTCTGGCGCTCATCATGAATGAGCTTAATGATCTTTTCGACGTCCTCTTTGGCCTCTCTCGCCAGCTCGGACTTCACCTTTTCAACCAGTTCCTTTACTTGCAGTCCTTCCAATTCTTACCTCCGTGATATTGTTTCGAGGACTTCAGAAAATATTGACTTGACCGGCTGCTCCAGCGCCTCGATTACTGGACGCAGTGGACTTCCAAGCGGCTCTCCCAAACGAGTGCTATCAAGCGGCTCGCCAGTAGAGTGCTCTATGCTTTTCTCTGTATCTTCATAATCACCGACACCGAGACGTTTTGCATGCCCAATTAAATGTTTAGCTGCCTTCCGCCTCAGCTCTTCAGCTGAGATCGAATCTGTCACCGGCTTGATTTGATTCATCCTGGCCAGGGCATTTCTCAGGTGCGGAAGGTCAACAGAGTCATCATCGTCAGGATCCGAAACGCCTTTCTTGTGGTGAGGTAAATGCCTGGCCCTTTTATCTTCTGTGTCCCCATTCTTATATGCGGGCTCGATAACAGCGAATGCTGCATCTGGAAGCGAATTGATAAAGGCAGCGGTCCATTCAGCTTTTTCTTCTTCAAGCCTGTCTATGCGATCAATGAGGGATTTTACGCTTTCGACGAGGGCTTCCTGATTCATCGGAAACAGAGTGATAGAACCCTCATCAAGTGCAATCTCCTTCAGCCTCCTAACATTTCGCCCCTCAATTGTGTCATAAGCCCATTTGATAGCCCTGTATCCTATTGATAAGCCGACCCGGACGCCTCTTTCCAAGAGCTTCTGGACTTTTCGCCTGGCTTTCTGACTATCTTCGTCATCAAAGAAATCTGCTTTGATGGACAGGCCCCTTGCATCTTCTTCTGCCTTGAAAGTCCCGACAACCAGATCCGGGACCGAAGGGTTATGATGCCAGAGTAGCGGAAAGCTCTTTTTCTCCTTTATCGTCTTCTTGAACGCACCTTTTTCGACGATATCGCCCCCCTCATCCACATTTCCAAAGATGGATAGATAGCCTTCCAGGGTTCCGGTTTCGGATATTTCTTTAATTTCTATCGGAAAGGTTTTTCTTTCAATTGCCATGATTACCTCCGCACAGCCGAATAGCCAAGACTGCACCGGCACTGAACGTGGGCGGGAGGGTGCATCTCCCCAATTGAAAAAGCCTCATCATGGCCAACTTTCTCTCCGTCGAGACCGGCGCAGATCGGACAGGTCCTTTCATCATCTGCAGTAATCCACTCTTTTTCGATTTCATCCACGAGACCTGATTCTCTCATCTGCCTGAGGCTTTCCCACTGCCCGAAATTGTATGCAGTGGCCAGTTCCGTTCTGGCTATTCTTTTTGCCCTCGCTTTAAGAAGCGATGTGGCATATTTCTCGGCAAGCTTATCTATTTTTTCTTGAGCCAGGCCTTGTCCCATCAGTTCGGCCCGGTAGTTCGCTACAGCCTGGGCTTCTCTGGAAAGCAATCCCACGAAAGACAGAAGCATCCTTGAGAGCTGATAATTGCTTGTGATTCCCTGAAATACTTGATGACGCAATAGTGAATTAATTGTGGAAGCCTGCCCTTCTGTAAGCTCTCGAATTAACATCCCGCCGCGCTCGGTCATCCATTTCAGGATATTTTGATGGACAGAATTGAACTCTGGTGCTTTCTGCCTCTTCTTTATTGCCTCGAACATAGAATTCCCTGCCGATTCAATTGCTCTCTTCCAGGTTGACTCAAGAGCTGCTTCCATCCACCCAGAAACAACAACTCGCCACGAATCAATCAGCCCCTGCTGCACATAGCCGGTTTGACGGATATATTCGATGTCTTTTTCTGTTACCGCCTCTTTCATCGCTTTCCACAGCACCTGGACCTTTTTCTCAAGCGTTGGCTCTGTCCTTTCGAGATAAGTACGCATATTCCCGGGCCGAGCGCGTCCGGTCAGAACGATCCGCTCCGGCCTGCGGATTTTCTGCTCAATCATCTCGAAAATCATTCCTGCTCCTCTGTCGTTCCGGCTATATACTCAAGCGGAATCTCATTGATACTAACCAAATGTTTGTCAGCGCCAGGTTCATCCGATTTGCCCCAGCCAAGCTCTTCACGCGCTTCATTGATCCTGATAATTCCCCTATCTTTGGCTTTCCCCACTCTTTCCCATAGTTCTGATAGGTCCGCAGAGAGAGCTTCAATTCCAGACACGTCGTAGTCGATATACAGGTCTTCTCCGAATTGCCTGACAATCCGGTAATTGAGTTCTTCTTTAAGCTCGTTTAAATGCGGTAATACTGCCCAGTGATAAAGAACCTTTACGGCTTCTTTGGCGTTGCTATAGGTCTTGTATTCGACATCGCCCAAAAGCTCCGAGGGCACATGGAAAACATTTGCCACCCGGCGCAGGATCCCAACCTGAAGGGGCTGGAAATTGATATCGTTCGGAGAAAATCCGACCTTTTCAACCTTTAATCCACCCTCCAGAATCAGCGGGTTCATCGCCTTCTCCGGCCCCTCATATTCCCTCTTCAACTGTTCCTGGAGAAACTTTCTCTGATCTGGAGTCAGTGGCCTATCAGTCGAAAGCGTAATCGGCGGCATTGCGCCGTTTTCAAGGAGCCTGAACATCCATTCTTCAGAATAATTCCCAATATCAATCTTCTTTGCTATTGATGCTATCGGCGAAAGTCCCCGCAGCTCATTAGTTTCATCTTCTTCTGGATTTGGCATAGTGAAATGAATAATTTCTTCTTCGGAAAACATATTGCTGCCATATTTATAGACTATGTTACCGTCCCGGAGCTCAGGAATAACGCGGTTCGGATTCAAGAATTTTGTTTCTATCTTTGTTTTGAAGCTCGGGATATTCAATAAGAGATAGGCGTTCCCTGTTAATAACTTATGCATCAGGTATTTTTGCAGGAATTTGGTCCAGGTCATCCGCCTTCCTGGCCTTTTCAGAAAATCAATTACTGGATGATTTTCGACCTCAGCTACTCCATCGCCACTTTTCTTATATAAATACCAGGGCACCGTCGAAGCAGCTAATTGAATTGTTGTGATGCAAGAATATACCGAATCCGAAAGGGCCATCGCTTTTATGTAATTTCCCAGCCTATCAACAGCGATTTTGCCGATACCGGGGATGTCAATAACCGAATATCCAGATGATATAGTTGTTATCGATTTCTTTCTAAACGGCCATAAAGCCATCAGGGCCTCCATATCCGGGGCTCCGCATAGGGATTCTTGAGCCCCCAGTTAGCGAGCGCAAGCGCGATAACTCCATCGTCGTGATAGCCTTCTGGAGCCGAATACCTGATTGAACCAGAAGGTGAAATTTCATATTCGAATATTTCGAGCTCATTAAGAAGAACGGGATCATCGAAAATCTTGATCTGCTCCAGCTCGAAAGACATCATCAGCGCCTGGATGAGCTGCCTCTTGCTTTCGTTGGTCAGCTTGTAGCCTTCCACATTCAGACCCATATTTTTTAGGTCCTCATATATGGGATCGCCAATGCCCGTAGAATCCATAATCAGCCGGGCATTATATTTTTTCACGGGTTCAAAGATGCGTTTCTTTTGTATTGCCCAATCAATTTCATTGAACCGATCTGAATATACCTGGTTTCCCCGGGTATCCATTATGACGAGCCAGGTATAATCTTGAAGTCTGGCCAGGTCCAGGCCGGCAATATAATACATTCCGGGCTCAGGATCTCTCGGTTCAGCGCCTATTGCTTTTCTGATATTCCGGAAGACTGTCGAGCTATCATCGAGGAATTCTGCATATATTTCTTGTTTCTGAATTGATGGCGGAATCTCGGACACAAGGTCCTCAAGCTCTTTTCGGCTCAGGTAGGGATTGTCGAAGCTCGTGAAATGGAAATACTCCCAGCCTTCCTTTTCCTGCGCCATCACTGCCAGGCGGTAAAAGAGCCCCTTACCCTTCGGTGTTCCGCCGATGAGTACGTCCGGGTTATAGTCCAGCATCATCGGCTGTATGGTGTTGTGCCAGAGATATTCATCGCGAAGAATAATCCCTGCCTCATTCAGGATTATGAAACGATAGCCGAATCCTTCGATGAGCTCCGGCCGGTCCGCACTTCTCAGGTCGAGCTTTTGCTTTCCTATGGTCAACTCCTTCTTCTGCTGTCTCCACTTCCAAGCTGACGGTGGCAGGTGTCGAAGCACCGGATAGAAATATCTCTCGATGTAGCGGTCAATGTTTGAGTTCACCGTGTCAACCCACAGCCCCGGCCCGATTCCTTCGAGAAGATACTCGATGACCAAATTCGCAAAGCCTTTTGTCAATCCAAATCGGCGCCCCTTAGCGATGACCTTCTTCTTGGCCTTCGATTCGAAAAATATCTTCTTCTGCCCGGAATGGTAGTGAATCGGAAGCACTATATCATGCCGAGCATTCATAAGCGCTTCCATCACTCCTCCGGCTTCCGGTCAGTAATAATTCTCTGGATTTTGATCGTAAATTCCTGTGGCATCTCAATTGATTGCCTGTCCGTCATCCCTGTCCAGTTCTTCATACAAAAGATCCAGCGAGCATCAGACCAGCCCCGAAATTCATGGGCAAGGGCGTTTCTTTTTGTTTCCCATCTTTTTATTGCTTCGGAAAACTCCGGGTGCTGTCTCTGCCATTCATAGATTGTGTCAATATGAACGTGAAGCAATACTGCAAGATGATATATAGAGCAGAATCGTAGAAAATTCTGCAGGTTCATTTCTTCTGCGACACGAAGCACGAGCTCGCAAGCCTTTTCTGAATATTTAGTTGGCCTGCCGCCCGGATGCTTTTCAATCTTCTTCATTCTTTTATCTCCGCTATTGCTACTGCCACGAACCTATCTGCCTTATGAAGCTCATTAAGCTTTGAGAGCAAGGTGTCGCTTGGATTATCGAGCTCGAGAGTTATCCTCGCTCCCTTATCTCCGCTCCTCAGGCTTTTGATATGCATTTCCTGGATAAGAGCTTCAAAGGCTATTTTTTTTAGGCTTTTTTTCACCTGCCCACGCCTCCATTCATTTTTGCCTCAACTCTAGCGAGCCTTTCTCTCACATTATCCAGAGCCTGAAAAATCCGGTCGTGATCTTGCTTGTTTTCGCTCCTAAAATCATTCATTTCTTCCTGAATCTGTCCTATTTTCGTTTCGTGAATGGCGCAGCGTTCTGGGTTACCCTTCAATCCGCGCTGCTTAGTCAATTTTATTTCCCTAATTTTCTCTCTGGCGATAAAAGCTGCCAGGATGATGATTGCCAGACCATAGATTATCTGTGATAACTCCACCTTAGCCACCTATTTCAAAAGCGCATGACCGCCGAAACCGGCCAGAACACCAAGGCCAAATAAGAGCCATTTCTGACGCTTCTGGATTTGGGTCTGCTTCTCATAACTCAAGATCAACCGGTTCATGGTCTTTTTTTCTTCAAGCCAGAGGGTGTTTTTCTGCCGCCAGAGTCGGTCCGTTTCTTTCCAAAGAAAAACCTGGTTTTGGAGATTTAAGATCTCTTTTTCCTGAACCTGGCTTATTTCTTCAAGAGCTGGAATTTTTGCCAGGCTGAATTCTTCCCACTGAAGAAGAATTGAAGTATTCTTCTTGAAGGCCGCCAGGCTAAACCTCGCTCCAGCGTCAATCTTTTCAACTCCATTGTCTTTGAGAATTCGCCTTGTGGTCTGGACCATCTCATCCGGCGGCATCGCTTCTACCTGGCCTTGAATTTCAGCAAGCCGCTTTTCGCT